ATGGACTATCATGTTTTCAAAAAATCGAGAATTGTCGGCGGTAAAAAGATACATAAGTGGTATTATTATTACCGACAAAATGGAAAGCAAATACAAAAGGTTTGCAAAAACTGTACAAATCGCTCGATGGCCGAATCCTATATCCGTACACTCCCCTCTTTGGACGCGCGGCCCGTCGCATACAATACAAAAATCAAAACCATCGCTAAAAATATGTTTTTACCCGGTAGTGAGCATGTATCGCGGCGCGAACAATTGGGCTTATCTGTTGTCACAGAAACCTTGCAAGCCATGCGTGGATATATCGAGCAAATAGTACGAAAATGGGGTAATTATAATATCACCGAATTAAAGCCGAAAGAAATAATGAGCTACTTATTCACAGTCAATCGCTCCGGTAGCTGGAAAAATTCTTATCTGTCAGCATTTTCCGAGATATTTCAAGAGGCAATTTGGTTTGATTGTGCCGTTGTAAAGCCTAATTTTCAAACATTTGTGCGACATTCTAAAAAAGCGGATATTTTTACTACAAATGAAATCGAAATTTTGTTCAAAAAAGAAAATTTTCCGAGTGAAATGATGTATCTGTTTTTTTTGCTTTGCCTGTCTGCGGGGATGCGACTGGGGGAAATCAGGGCGGTAAAGGTAAAACAGCTGATTTTTGATCAAAAAATTATGATTATTGACGGATTTTGCAAAAAAAACGGTGATCGGACGGTTTATAATAAATGCGGATCGGTAGATAAGCCGAAGCTGCGCATTGTGTATTTGCCTGATATAACACTGGAAAAAGTACAAAAATGGATAACCGATAACGCTTTATACGCCGATGACTATTGCTTTTCGCAAAACGGAAATCCTATTCGAGGGGAATATGCAAGGGATGTCTTTTATAGGGCATTACAAAAAACAGGTTTTATTCCACGTGGTAAAGGAATTAAACGACTTGCGGCGACGGATGGGCGGAAGTTGGTGCCGCATTCTTTACGTTATACCTATATCTCTCGTATGCGGCGTGAGATGTCGGCGGAAGATTTGAAAAACTATACCGGTCATACTTCTACCGCTATGGTTGATTATTATAGCCGTCGCTCTTTGGAGCTCTTATTGCAAAGTCTTCCGAAAAGCGGAAAACAGGCAGCAAATACTCTTTTTCTGTGAGTTATATGTATTTCTTATTGTTATTTTCCTTAAAAATGAAAAAAATCGGTTTTTAAATTTTTTTTTCATTTTTGCGTTTTTTATAATGTTTCAATTGCAAAATCTATGTAATTCTATATTATACATAGAATTATATAGATTTTTTATTACTTTACCGGTAAAGCAAATTACATTACTTTTAGTAAAGAAAGTATAATAAGAAAATATGAATGTAAAATAATTTTTTTGTTATAAAAAACTCAGCTAAAGTAATGTAATTTGGTTTACTTTTTGTGGTTGGTAAAGGATTTATTTGTCTGAATTGTAGTAGGTACTGTCAGGGGGTATACCCCGGTGCAATTATTCGGCGACGAGTGCGATCTGTAAAATGTCTGTAAGTTTTATTGTTTGACTTACATTTATTTGACTGGTTAATAGCTTTTTTACTGTAAGCTTTTTACATTAATCGTATGGAAGTATTACCGGCTGAATTTGCACGACAAGCGGGGGTTACCCGGCAGTCTATATTCGCCAAAATAAAAAAAGGAACACTTATACAGAACTCTGCGGGCAAGCTGGATACCGAAAATCCGGTGAATGCAGGCTATTTATCCGCGAAGCGGCGGCGGTTGGAAGAAATACAAGCAACAACTAATACTATAATCGCGAAACAAAAAAGCGACATACAGGTTAAAGGTTTATATAAAAATTTCTCCGATCCTGTTGCCGCAAGCGCTATAGGCGTGCCGGCAGAGTTGTTAGACTTAACCCTAAAAGAATTGGTAATGCGATATAGCGGAATATTGCCGTTGGAAAAACATGCAAAAATATTAAAAATCCTCGTAGAGTCGGCGGAAAAAGAGCAGCGCATTAAAGAACGCCGTTTAACGCTTGTTGATAAAGATTTTGTTGTTTCAAGAATTTTTCAGTATGTGGATAATTTGATGATCCAGATTTTAGAATATCCTGAAAGTACGGCTGATGATATTGTTGCGCGAGTGCTTGCAGACAAAGAAACGGCACGACATACCGTTATTGAAACAATGAAAACCGGATTATCAAAAATAATTGCAAATGCAAAAGAACAAGTAATAAACGAACTGAATGGATTGAAACATAAATACCATGAAGACGATACGGCTTATACGTTGGCGGAATTAAAGCAAGAAATTAAAAATGAATTAGAGGCTGAAAAAGATGACTAACGAAACTTTTAATATGGATTGCATGGATTATATGAAAAATTGCCGTGATAAACAATTCGATTTAGCGATAGTTGATCCGCCGTATGGGAATGCAGGGAATGAAAATCAGTTTAAAAGCAATGACAAAACAAGGTTTGGCGAAAGGTTTGATAAATATAAAACAATTGAACGTACAGGAGGAACGTGGTCTAAAAAATATGAAAGGAAAATAATTCGATGGGATAAGGCTCCGTCGAAAGAATATTTCACAGAACTTTTTAGGGTATCGAAAAATCAAATCATTTTTGGCGGTAATTACTTTAATTTGCCAAGTACACGTTGTTTTATTATTTGGGAGAAATTGACTATATCTGAAAAATTTAGCATGGCGATGTGCGAATATGCGTGGACAAGCTTTTTTGATAATGCAAAAATTTTCAAATTCAAGCCGCAGGATAAGTATCGTTTTCACCCGACGCAAAAACCCGTAGAACTGTATAAATGGATTTTACGAAATTATGCAAAAAAAGGCGACACAATTTTAGATACTCATTTAGGCTCCGGCTCCAGTCGGATAGCCGCTTATGATATGGGCTTTGATTTTGTCGGAACTGAACTTGATGCGGAATATTTTGAAAAACAGGAGAAACGCTTTAGGGATCATTGCGCGCAAGGCAACTTGTTTGAATTTTCCGGCGGAGAGGTTTTACTCTGATGCAAGCAATCGAATACGAAGTAAGCGATATCGATTTTCTCATTGAACGGTTCGGCATACTGACGGAAAAGCAGGTGTATGAATTACCGTCGGCATTTGCGGAGCGAGTGCGGTATTTACCGGCAGACCTTACGCCGTTTCCCGGACGGTTCAGCTGGGAGCGTTTCCCTTATTTTAAAAAGATTGTCGATTGTTTGGCACCGGATAATCCGGTTAAAGAAGTTGTGTTGATGAAAGGTAATCAACTGGGCGGTACGACGGCCGTTATTGAAACGGTAATCTTATATAACATTATGGCGAACCCGACGGCACAAGCCTATATCACGGCAGATGCCGGATTGATGAAAACGTCTATGCAAACAAAAATCGAAAAAATGATAGATAATGCCGGCGCACGTGATTTGATTTTTTCACAAAATAGGAAGCAAAAAGGTAGCCGCGATACGGGTGATACGGCGTTTTCGAAAGAATATCCGGGTGGGTATTTACACTGCTTCGGCAGCCGTGCCCCTGCCCGCTTTCGAAGTATGAGCTACCGCGTAATCATGGCGGACGAAGTGGATGCTTTTCCCGATTCGATAAAAAAAGAGGGGACGGTTGAAGATTTGGTGCGAAACCGAACGGATGCATACTCGACGAAACGAAAAATTTTTTGGGCAAGCACACCGCTTGTAAAGCAAACAAGTAAAATTGAAAAGCTGTACGAAAGAGGCGATCGGCAAAAGTATTTTGTACCGTGTAAGCATTGCGGAAAGATGCAGGAGCTTGTTTGGCACGGGAAAAACGATGACGGAACCGAATACGGCATTGTTTGGGAAAATGATGATGATTTTAATCCGAAGTTGGAAACGGTCGCGTATAAATGTAAGCATTGCGGCGGGTTGATGAAAAATTATGATAAAGCTGCAATTATTAAAAAGGGTGAATGGTGTGCGACTGGTGAAGCGATCAATCCTTTTACAGTGTCGTTCCATTTGTCGCCGTTATATAATCCGCCGGGTATGTACAGCTGGGAAGATATGGTTGTTGCATGGGCGGAATGCTGGGATATAAAAAACAACCGTGTACGCGACAAAGAAAAATATCGGACGTTCCGCAATACGAAGCAGGGTTTGACATTTGAAGAAATGGGCAAGCAGATTCGTTATGAACGGGCGGTACAGTTCCGCCGTGCCGGTTTTGTACGCAGAAAAATCCCAAATGATTTGGCGGTGCGCGATTCGGGTTCGCCGGTGTTGATTGTGTGCTGTTCGGTTGACGTGCAGAAACGGAACTTGTTTGTAGACGTTAAAGGCTATTCAAATAACGGTGTAACATGGACGCTTGATTTTTTCAGCATTGAAGGAGACACGGAAGATTTTAACGGCCCGTGGGACGAATTGGATAAATACATCGAAACCACGCGCTTTATCGGTGATGACGGCAAGGTATATAAGATTATGATAACGCTTGTAGATTCGGGGCGTTACACCGATTATGTGTATGCGTTTGCAGGAAGGCACTATGCCGGTGTTTATCCGTGTAAAGGGGCCGAATACATTAAAGCCGGCGAAACATACCGCGTGTTTGATAAGAGCACGTTACAGCGGATAGGTTTGCCGCTTGCCTATCATATCAATACGACTAAAATGAAAGACCGCATAAGCAACAGCATGAGCGTTTCGCTGTGGAATGAGGGACAGTTTCAGCCGGACTGGTACCCGAATTTTCCCGATGATTTTAGAGATGATTATTTTAAAATGTTCGAAGCCGAAACAAAGGTCGATATCATTGAAAAGCAAACGAATAAATATCAAAAAACAATCTGGAAGCAGCGTCCCGGCGCGGATAATCATGCGTTCGATACCTACGGCTATAATATGGCTGCATTAGAAATATTTGCCGATGCCTATTGCCGTGATGCTTTGGGCTTGCCCGGCTTGAGTTGGGCAAACTTTTGGCAGGCGGCAAAAGAAGGTGTGTTTATTGAGCCGTAAGATTTATGCTATTGCAGTGGTTGCTGTTTGTTTTATTTGTACAGGTGTTTTTTGTGCCTTTAAAACAATACCCATTGAGCTATTTTTTTATATCCGGTTAATAGCTTTTTTGTTTTTGCTTTTTATAATTAACGTATGGCATTGTTAGACCCTAATTTTAAAAACGAAACACCGTTACAGTTTTGGCAAGATGAATTGTTAAATGCACGCAGACTTTTGCATGAAATCGAAAAGGCGATTTTGTATTTTACACAACAATCGATTTCCGCCGGCGGTGTGCAGGAATACACGATTGATACCGGACAGGATCGGCAGACGGTAAAACGTTCCGACTTGTCGAGTTTATACATAAGACAAAAAGATTTATTAAATCAGATTGCAATTTTAGAAAGCCGCGTTCGTTCTACCGGCGGAGCTGTGAGGGTGCTTCCATGGTAAACATAAACGATACAAGTATTATGCCGTCCAAAATTCCTGAAATAAAACAAGAAGCGGCATTGACGTATTTCGTACGCGATATTGTACAGGATGTTTTCGACGGGGATAAATACCCGGCAAGTTTCGGCCCGACGAGGGATTATCTTTGGGGGTACGGTGTCGATTATTTTACACTGCGCAAACGCTCGTTGCAATTGTTCACGGAAAACCTGTATGCGGCGGGTATTGTCAAGCGGATTTTACGCAACGAAATTTTCACGGGTATGATGCCGGAGCCTACCCCGCTAAGCTCTATTATTTGGCCGAATAAAGAGGTGGACGAACGGGAAAAACTTGCGGTACAGTACGCCGAAAGTATGAGCGAAGCGTTCGGTTTATATGCGGCAGACTACAATGTTTTCGATTACAAAAAGCAGCTTACATTCGGGGAATTTCAAAATCAAGTCAGATTGGAAGCGATGTTATGCGGGGACGGGATTGTTGTTGCGCGAATTAACGGACAAACGGGTTTGCCGTGCTGGGATTGGATTAACGGCAACGACATTATGACGCCGCTTGACTATACGCCTAAAAATGAGAACCGGATTATTCATGGCGTTGAATTAAACAAGCAAGGGCGGCATGTTGCCTATTGGGTACGCGAAGTTATAGGCGACGAAATAAAACATACTCGAATTCCCGTGTTCGGCGAAAAGTCCGGCAGGCAGATCAGCTGGATGGTGTACGGCGGTGACAAACTTTTAAACGAGGTTCGCGGTATACCGCTTTTGGCGAATGCATTGTACATGATGAAAGACCTTGACCGGTACCGCGATGCGGAGGTACGGGCTGCGGTCGTCAACGCGCTTTTACCGTTGTTTATAAAAAAGGCCGCCACAACGTCGATCGGGACAAACCCGCTTTTAAACATGACACGGACGACACCTGCGGTAGGAACTCCGGCAGCCGTTGACTGCAAAATAGGCGGCGTGCCGGCGACGCTACCGATAACACCCGGTACAGTTCTCGACGGATTGGCGCCGGGAGAAGAACCGGTAAGTTTCAATACAAACCGTCCGAACGTTAATTTTAAAACCTTTGAAGAAGCAATCATTTCAGCGATTTGCTGGACGAACGAAATTCCTCCTGAAATCGTTATGCTTAAATTCGATTCAAGTTATTCCGCTTCCCGGCAGGCGAACAACGAACTGGATATATTTTTAAAATACCGTGCATTTAAAAATGCGAAGGATTTTTGCCAAATTATCTATTCTGAATTTATCATACAATCCGTTTTACGCGGACAACTGGACATTCCTGACTTTAAACAAATCGCCTTTGTGCCGTCGTTATGGCAGTTGCGCGGAGCTTGGTTAAAATGCGAATGGTCGAGTATATCGCGACCGAGTGTTGATATTCAAAAAGAAGCGAATGCTATGCGGACGCTTCTTTCATTGGGTGTTATTACCTTTGATTCGGTGGCACGTAAATTCAGCGGTATGAGTTTTAAGAGCGTGCAGTATAAGATTGCGCAAGAGCGCGAACTTATGAAGCGGCTCGGTTTTGTTTCGGCAATCGATGAAGATAATAACGGCAAACCTGCCTATTTGACGGAAGAAGAAAAAGAGAAATTAGGGGCACTGTAAATATGGACACGGCAGATGTTTCGCTGATGACACAAAAGGAGATGTTAATTCAGCTATATCAATGGAAAAAAGAAAGTATCGAAAACGATGCACGATTTAAAGTACAAATGGAAGAACTCGTGAAAAGGTTCGATAAACAAGAAAAGGCTTTTGAAAAAATAAGCGGCGAACTTGCAGACCGGAAAAGTTTTTTTGTTATGCTGGAAAATATGAATGCAAAATTGTCGGGCTGGGATAAAAGGATTGAAGAAATTATCGAATGGAAACACGAACAAGAAAAATTGAATTTACTTGATGAGCGTAATACTGAAAGCGTTGCAGGAAAAATCGATCGCCTGTTGGAATGGAAAGAAAAAACGAATACACGGATTGGTGAGCTGGAAAACAAAAATGCAAAAGCGGCATTCAGCTTATTAAAAAAAATCGGCTGGGTTGCTTTGTCGGTTATCGTTACGGCAATCGTTGCTTACCTGATCGGAAAATTTAAGGGGTAAAATTATGAACGAAGAAGAAACGGTTTTGACGGAAATTGCCAAAAAGAAAGCAGGCGCAAAGCAATATTCTTTGGCGGCACAAATTTTTGCGGCGGTATGGGTTATCGTCTTAACGATTTGTAAGGGGTTCGGTGTTATACAGCTTGAAATAGACGATATTATTTATTCCGGTATTACAATTGCCGGTATTTTTATGCCGGTATATTTTTCTATTTGGCTCGACAAAATCCGCGACATACGTTTCGGTCAAAACTTGCCGCAGGGCAAGTTTGAAAATTAATGGGAGGTCGCAAAGTGATATATATTGTTATTATTATTTTTATGCTGTTCCTTGCAATTGCCGTGATATGCTTTGTTTTAGGGTGGAAAAACGGGAGAGCGAAAATCGAACGCGAAATTGCACAAGATGCAGCGCACAAAGAAGCGGATAGAAAGTTTTATGAAAATGAAAAGGCAAAAATAAAAAGGGAGGTTTCGCAATATGCAAAAGATGAGAAAAATAATCTTGCCGGTTTTAGTAATAATCGCGATAAGTTCGATGCTATCAATAACAAATTGCGCCACAAATCATAAAATCGAATACATTTATGATGTTCATGATATTTCCTTTCCTCTCTTTCCCGATCCCGAAGCGGTAACATACGACGAAAAAACGGGAACGGTAAGCATGCCTCTTTGGTATTGGCAAAAGATAGCCGAATACAAAATCGAAATAGATGCGATCGAAGCATATTTTGATAAATTGAATAAGTTACAAATGACAAAAGAAAAATGATTATTTATATTTCCGGCCCGATTACGGGAATTAAAAATAATAATGCGGATGCGTTTTTTCACATGGAGAATGAGTTAAACAGAATTTTTCACAACAAAGTGTATTTGAAAATAATCAATCCGATTACATTGGGAAAACGTGTCGATATGTATTTTGACGAAATATCGCGTATCAAACAAACGAATGAGATACCGGAATGGAAAGATTATATGCGCGTCTGTATTGCGGAATTGGTGTACTGCACACATGTTATCGTTTTAAAAAATTACGAAAAATCGAAAGGTGTAAAAATGGAATTATTTATTGCAAAATTGCTCGATATTCCTGTTTTTTTTAGTCTAAAAGAATTGGAACGAAAGGCAAGAATATAAATTTTTAAGGGGGTATGTATGAAAAAGAAAACGGTTTGGATTACATTTGTGCTGATTTTGATCGGCGCTTTTGTGATGGGGTACGGTATGGATTGGGTTATCGATTTAATCGGAGCCATATTGCTGTTCGGGGGAGGCGGATTTGCGTCGTATTTTATTGTTACAAATAAGGACAGTAAAAAACGATGGCTTATATCGCTGATCTGCCTTTGGAGCGGTATTATCATTTTTGCAATTGCCGGTTTTGTGCGATTCAAAGGCGCGATCATTTTTGCCCTTCTCGGGGCAGTTTTCATTGCAGCTCATTTATATATTGAATGCAAACGGCGGCAATAATTATTGCTATGTTTTATTTTTGGACGGGGTATACACCCCGTCTTTTTTTATAAAAAATATCAAAAAAAATTCTTTTTTTTGAAAAAACGCTTGACATATTATACAACAAGATGTATAATATAACTATCTTAAAGATAAGGAGGTGCGATATGGATCCGCCAAAAAAGAAAAAACGGCAATCGCCGAGTGTTACGGAGTGGATAGTAGCAATATCCACAGCACTCGCGGCGGTTGCCGCTTTGATCGAAGCACTTAAATAAGTGCGGGCGGGGATCACTCCCCGCCTTTATACTATATGTTTTTTATAAAGGGGTCAATATGAGCAAACAGTTTAAATTATTGTTTTACGGTTTTATTGCCGTGTATGCCATTTATTTTTTGGTGCGGATAATCAAGGGCGCTTAACTATGGGAAAAAGATTATTGACATCCAAAGATATTGCGACACGGTGCGGATGTGAAGTACAAACGGTTTCACGGTGGGCGGCAAAAAATGATGTCGATTTTGTCGGTGAAGACCGGCGAAAAATTTATGTTTTTACCGAGTCCGATTATGAGCGTTTTTTAAAACGCGCGAAGCCGGGAAAACGGGCAAAATAATTTTCGACGAATGATTCGGGGTTGTAATGCGTAATCGGTTATAAGCCGGTTACGCATTTTTTATTTGCTCCGGAGCAAGTTAATACGTGGAATATTACGGGGTTATGTGATATAATAACATTTATATGGGGTGTTATTCTTATGGATTATACGAAATTTGAAATCAGAATAAAAGAATTGGGGGTAAAACCTAGTTTTCTTTTGAAGCCGGTTTATGTAAATTTATCTAACATGATTTCGGATAATGAAACTATAAATGCGGTAACTTCGTGTATGGGAAAATCCGGTGCAGGTGGAATAGCTGTTACCAGTGATAATTTTTATTCAGTAGTTTTTAATAAGACCTTTAGTGCTGACAAGGTAGTGATTCCGTTATCGAAAATATCAGGCTGTGCAGTTTCTGGGCTTGCGGCGATGAAATTGACTATCACGGAGGGAACGACAAAATATGAATACAACACCGTTGCTAATTCGAGCGTTATTGTAGATGCGATAAAAAATAAAGACAGTGAGCCAAAAAATCAATCCAAACCAGAAACATCAACATCTACCGATCCGGCAGAGGAATTGCGAAAATATAAGAAGCTACTTGATGATGGAATAATAACACAGGAAGATTTTGATCAAAAGAAAAGAATGTTGTTGGGTTTTTAATTTTTTAGACAGATAAAATATTCTCTTACATTTATTTCTTTACAAAACAATAAAACAGTAGAGTGGTACGCTCCCCTCTTTTTTATAAAAGTTAATAGCTTTTCAAAAATCCCTCTTGTATAAATAAAATACAAGAGGGATTTTTTTATGAAAAAAGGAATTCAATCGTTTTTTCTGGCTGCGGGAAATAACGGATGCTATTGTTTTTGCATTATTAAAATTGCGGAAAGAATTTTAAAAGCGGAACTCGATCCTCAATCCGCATTGCAAGCCGGTATCGATAATAAATTCATCCGCGTAAATGAAAAAAATTATTCACAAGGTGATAATTTTTATGTTTTGGAGCCTGCAAAATTTTTGACGTATTTGTCCGGCTGGAAATGTGATGTCAAAAAAGAAAATCCCGAATACAAAGTAAAACAAGGCGAAGCGGTTGTTGAGTGTTGGGAATGCAACGGTAGAGTCCATTTTCGGCTTCCCGACTGGGATCCGCTTGAAAATTCACAAACGGTAAAATACGGAAAGGTAAAATCGTTACGCGTTTTTTATCCGTTAGGATGAATTTTTTAATTTTAAAAGTTAATAGCTTTTTAGATTTAGAAAGGTAAGATATAAAATTATGAAAATTGCGATAGATAAATATATCGGTGATTGGAACGGTATTACCGCAAAACAAATAGAAGATGAGCTCACACACCTTAAAGACGGCGAAAGCATAGATCTTGTGATCAACAGTCCCGGCGGCGATGTGTATGAGGGCATTGCGATTTTTAACGCAGTCCGCGAAGCGGCAAAGACGCATACCGTATCCGTCAGAATAAACGGACTTGCGGCAAGTATGGCAAGCTATATAGCGCTTGCGGCTCGGACGGTTGATGACAGTGCGGTCGTAAAAGTGTCGGACAATTCTATCTTTATGATCCACAATCCTTATACGATTGGATACGGCGATTATAAAGATTTTGAAAAAACGGCGGGGTATTTAAAACAGCTTGCCGGTGTTTTGTGCGGTGTGTATCAAACCGTATCCAAAAAGACGGAAAAAGTTGTGCGCGATCTTATGGACGAAACGACGTTTTTTGTCGGCGACGAAATTTGCGAAAACGGATTTGCAAATGAATTTGAAAAAATTGCCGTACCGGAAAATGAAGATACCGTACCTGAAAACCGCGATACACTTATCGTTAATGCAAAATTAAAAATCAAAAATTGTTATGAGGAATTAAAAAAACATACGGAAAAAGACGGCGGCGCATCACTTGAAAAAGCCGCGGCCCTTTTACAAATACAAAAAGTTGAGAACAAAACGGATGATACAAACAAATCTATACAAACCAACGGAGGAAATATGAAAGGTGACGAATTAAAAGCAAAAGATACGGCGTGTTATGACGAAGTTTTTGCTTTGGGAGAAAAAGCGGCTACGGAAAAAGAGAGGGCGCGGGTTAATGCACATTTGAAACTTGCCGCAAAATGCGGCGCGCATGAGCTTGCCGCGAAGTTTATACAGGAAGGAAAAGCGGTGTCCGACGAAGACGTGCAGGCTGCCTATATGGATTTTGCAATGACAAAAGCGCAGGTGCAAGACCGGCTTGCGGATAATCCGCCGGCAGTACATACGGAAGCGGCCGAAAGCGATGCCGACGAAAAGGCGTTGATGGCTGAATTTGACAAAGGCTTTTTGGGGAAAGAATAAGGAGCTGTTATATGAAAATGGAAACAAAAACGATCGATACAAGCGTTTTGCTTTTGGGCGACAATGAATTTGAAACCGGCGTTTTGGCCGCTGTACCGGCAAACGGTGTTATAAAAGCGGGCACGTACTTAAAACGGGACGGTGAAAAGTTTGCGGTTTTAAAGACGCCCGCAAGCGAAAAGGTTGCGGCGATTGTTCCGTTTGATGTGGAAAACGAAAAAGGGTCGGCGTCGGATGTTCCGTTCCGTGCATTGATTTCCGGCAAGGTACGTGCGGATAAAGTGATGATTAACGGGAATGCCGCGACGGCAGAACAGCTTGATATGCTGCGCGGGTGTGCGATCGTACCCTTAAAGGTTACCGACGTGTCCGGCGTAAAATAATTTTACGCCGGTTTAATATTTATTCAGGAGTTTGAATTATGATGCCTAATTTTATTACCAGAGTTGTAGAGCTGTTTAATCAAAAACCAAACATCAACAAGATGGGGTTTTTGTCTTCATTTTTTAAAGTAACCGCAGATTCTTTCACTGACGCAGAAACATTCGAGTACGATTTTACACGTACCGGCGAAGATGTTGCTCCTGTCGTCCGCGATTTGAGTACCGGCGCGGTACTGCTTGCCGAAGATGAATTTCAGAACAATGCCATACCGTTTCCTGTTTATGCACTGGCAAAACCCGCAAACATCGCGCGGCTTATGAAACGGATGCCCGGTGAAAATGCGTATGCCGAAAAAGTAAATTGGCTTGGGAAGATCGCAAAAATCCTTATCGACGGTTTTACGAAAATGACGGCGATGATTCGCTATTCGGTTGAATTGCAAGCCGCACAGGTTTTGCAGACGGGTAAAATTACGCTGACCGATGAAAACGGAAAGGCGACGTATGAGCTTGATTTAAAGCCGAAGGCTTCGCACTTTCCGACAGCTGCAGTTGCGTGGGGTACTTCGGGTGCAACAGTGCAAAAGGATATAACCGCGCTTGCCGACGTTATCCGCGATGACGGTTTTTGCGAAGTATCAAATTTGATTTTCGGGAAAAACGCGTGGGAAAAATTTATTGCGGATTCGTCCGTACAAACGGCATTAAAGCAAGACGGACTGCGGCTCGGTATGCTTAATCCCTCCTTGAAAAATAAAGGTGCCAAGTATATGGGCTATATCGATATCGGAACGGGCCGATACGACTTGTGGATGTACAATGTGAGATACAACGAATTCGGTAAAAAGACAAAAATTAAATACGTTGACGACAACAAAGTCATCTTTTTGCCGGACGTTGAAGATTTGGATTTTAGAAAAATGTTCGGCGGTATTCCGACGATTAAAGTTGATGAAATATTCGGGCAATTGTTTGACGGTAAAATCCAAATCGGAAACGAATACGATTTTCGTCCGCGTGTATGGTGGGAACCAAAAAACGAATCGTATATCGGCGAAATTAAAAGCCGCCCTCTTTGTTGGCCGTATTCGATTGATCAATTCGGTTGTCTGACAATCGCATAAAGGAAGGGGAAAATGAGTAAATATGTTGTAGAAAATGGGTTTGCTTTTACAGCAGATGGAATTATGTACGGCGAAGGAGATGAAATTTCCGTCGCCGTATTCGGCGGAAATAAAGAAGCATTTTCGACGGCTGTCGCAAAGGGTATGATCACCAATGCGGGAACCGACGCCGATTCTACAGGCGAAAACGAAGGGGCTGGCTCATCCGCCAAAGCGTTTGAAAAAATGTCAAAGGAAGCACTTGAAAAAATCGCCGTCGGTTTGAAAATCGATACAAAAGGGAAAAAGAAAGACGAAATTGCGGCGCTGGTGAAGGCTGCCGTTGCGGATTTTGTCAAAGGTGCCGATGCGGCAACCGACGAACAGGTGAAAGAGTTTGCCGTGCTGGTTGGCGTAGAAACCGACAGTAAAACAAAAGACGAAATCGTTTCGGTTTTAAATGATTTGCAGGGTTAAGTAAAAAATGAATATTCGGGAACTTGCGGAAAAAGATTTGTCTTTCACTTTGGAAGATACAAGTTTGAGCGGTTCCCGATTTTTTTTATTTGACAAAAAGGGGAACAGGTTTGAATTAGCCGGTTCCGTCGGTGACATCGGCTATTTGTTGGATACAACCGGCACGCCGGTACAAGGCAGGACGATAACGACAACCTATCGGCTGTCGTCCCTTGCGAAGAAAACGAAAGAAGTGCCGCAAAAAGGCTGGCGTGTTCTTTTGCAGGATTTATCCGGTACGGAATATCGTTTGTATGTCGTGCGCTATGAGCCGGATAGAACAATCGGGATCGGGCGCTTGATTTTGTCGGCGGATTTAAAATGAATGCGGTGATCCATACCCTTTTGGACAAAAACGATAACGCTGAAAAAATCCGCGATATGATTGCCGGCATTTTAAAAACGGAATACGTCAATCAGTATGACATCGCAGTAAAATCCGGCAGTCCGAATGCGCAAGATTTTAACGTCGGGGTATATTTGGAGAATACCCGCCCGTGGGAATTAACGGAAAACGAAGCAAGGGAAAGCCCCTTCCCGCTTGTAAATATTTGTTTAAACGAAACGCGCAAGGCGGAAGGAAAAGCCGGAAGTGCGATCGGGCGAAAAAAGTATGTCGCTTCATTTTTTGTGGACTGTTATGCATGCGGCAATTTTGAGTCCGGCGGAAATGATACCGAACAGGCGGCGTTAAAAGCATGGCGTATCGCCGCCGTTGTGCGCAATATTCTAATGAGCGGACATTACGCATACTTAGGTATGCGCGGCGTGGTGCTTGAAAGGGATTTGCTCGGAATAAAAACGGGCAGTCCCGGAAATCTTGATGAAAGTGCGCTTGCGGTAACGGTTGCGCGTATGGAGTTTTCCGTGTCGTTTTACGAAGATTCGCCGCAAGCGGAGGGCGTTGTTATTGAGGGTGTTAACTTTGAAACGGTTACTAAGACCGGCGAAGTTTTAATAAAAATATAAGGAGTTGGTTATGGGACTTTCAGCAACGGCGGTAAGCCGTGTATGCGGTGTAAGCGTTGAATACAAAAATTACAATACCGGCAAAGCGGCAATGCTTCCGCAGCGGTTGGCAATTATCGGACAAGGAAACGACGATGCCGTGTTCAGCGCGGAAAAATTTGAAATCGAAGGCAGCGCAAATGCCGTCGGAGATAAATACGGGTATGGAAGCCCCCTGCACCTTGCGGCTTTGCAGCTTTTTCCGCAAAACGGAAAAAGTGCCGATTTTCCCGTAACTATTTATCCGCTTGCAAAAGCAGCTTCGGCCGTTGCGGCGAAAGGTGCAATCGGCGTTACGGTTGCCAAACCGTCGGAGGGGGCGACGGCTAACGGATCGGGCATGGTGTATGTCGGCGGTATTGCTGCCGAATTTGCCGTAAAAAAAGGGGACGGCACACAAGCGATTTTAGCGGCGGTTAAAACTGCCGTTGATAGTGTTTTAAATATGCCTGCCAAAACCGGCGATGCGGAAGCCGACGAAATACCGCTTACGGCAAAATGGTCGGGGGAAAGTTCGAGTATGATCACACTTGAAGTTGTTGCCGATATCCCCGGTGTAACGTTCAGCTTGAAAAAATTTGCAGGCGGAGCAATAGACCCCGACATAAATACCGCACTGGGGAAAATCGGCGTTGTGTGGGAAACGTTTGTTTTGGATTGTTTTGATTATAAAAAAGAATCGCGGCTGGATACCTATCAGGCGTTCGGCGAAAACCGTTGGTCTGCTTTGGAAAAAAAGCCGCTGCTCGTTTGCCACGGCTGTACGGACGCATTGGCGGAACGCACAAAGGTAACGGACGGACGAAAAAACGACGCAATCAATTTTTTGGTTGTTTCCGTCGGCAGCCGCGAAATGCCCTTTGCGATTGCGGCGCGCGCGCTTGTCAACGATATTGTTACGACGGCAAACAGCAATCCGGCGCAAGGTTATAAGGGCTTATTAACCGGCTTGCATTGCGGTGCCGATGATGTTCAGGAAAATTACATACAGCGGAGCGCTTCGGTAAACAAGGGTTCTTCGACAAATATTAAAAACGGCAATGTTGCGGAATTAAACGACATTGTAACGTTTTATCACCCTGCCAATGAAGGGCAGTTTCCGAGTAAGCGCTATGTTGTCGATCTTGTTAAACTACAAAACGTTGTCTTTAACGTGCGTCTTATTATGGAGGCGGACAATTTAAAGGGTGCGCCGCTTGTAAGCGATACAACAATTACGGACAACAAAAAAGCGGTACAGCCGAAAACGATTAAAACATCGTTTATAAATCTCGCCGATTCGCTCGCAATGCAAGCGATTATTCAAGAGCCGGAATTCAGCAAAAAAAATATGAAAGTTGAAATCGACAAAAACAATCCGAAACGAGTAAACGTACAGTTTCCCGTGAAATTGTCCGGCAATGTTGAAATTTCGGATTCCGATATTTATTTCGGATTTTATTTGGGTGAATAAATGGAGGTATAAAAATGATTGCAGGACCTTTTGAAAGTCATACATTAAACGGTCGCCGTTTTACGTGCGATGCGGACGACGATGCGAAGTGGAAGCTCGGCGGAAAAAACAACGAAGTAAAACCGAACGGCGACGGAACGAACCGAGTTGCCCAAACGAGAAAGAACGATTCGATTGAAGGTATCAGTTTGGTTATTGATTTCGACGCCGGAGACGATGAATTTTTGCAGGATTTGAAAAACTCCGGCAAAATGTTCGACTATTCCGGCACGGCAAACGACGGTGCTATTTTTGCCGGATCGGTGCAGATCGTTGATGATATAGAAATCTCATTTAAAGAAGGAACGGCAAGTATTTCGCTTGAAGGGAAAATCGAAAAGCAGGGAGCGTAAAGATGGATGAAAAAAAAGAAATTAAAATCGATAGAGATACGGCCGTTGCGGAATTTGAGCGTTTTTGTGAAATGAATGAAATTGATTATGATGAAAGTGCAATGACGGCGGAAGACGCGGAAGCATTTAAACCGCTGAAAGAACGCTTTATAAAAGCGTGTATGAACGGCCGTGTTGAAGTTGACGGTAGGAATATTGGCTATACCATATCGTCGTTATCCGATGACTTTGCCGGCGATACCGTGATGATAAAACGACCCACGGGACATGCGTTTATGTCGATGGATAATTACAGCGATAAACAGTCCGTTCATAAACTGCAAGGGTTTGTGTCGGCGATGACGGGCAAGGAAGTGAAATACTTTTCGAAAATCGATATATCCGACTGGCTTTTTTTTAGGGATGTTGCAACGCTTTTTTTATCCGTTTGATGTCCGTATGTGCAATCGACGGAAAAGAAAAAAAAGTGTACGGCGTGCAGGGCGTTAATCTCCAGCTATTGCAAATTTGCATGGATTATAACGCATTGCCGGCTTTGGAAAAAATAACGGTTGACGAAATCCGCTTTTTTTATAGGGCGCGGATAAAAGAGCTTTGCAAGCTGCAAAAGGATTTGTGATGGCGACAAAATACGCGATCGAAACGGTTTATAAATTGATTGATAATATCACGATGCCTTTAGATAAAATCGGGATCAAGGGTAAAACCGTCGGGCGTACGCTAAAAAACGAATTTACCAAAACCGAACAACAGCTTGCAAATGTCGGTATGAAATTAAAAAATTTTGCAAAAGGGGCCGCACTCGCCGGTATTGCGCTTGTTGGTGTTGGAATTGGTGTCGCAACAAAGCAATTCATCGATTACGATGCGGCCGTTACAGGGGCAACCGCAAAATTTAAAGATTTGGATGTTACATCGGCCGACTATAAAGATAATTTAAAAGCGGTCGGCAAAGTTGCAAGAGACGTTGCCGCCGTTACCGAATTTAATGCGGTAGATACCGCCGGTGCGCTGGATAAAATGGCAATGGCGGGTTTGACAAGTAAGCAGTCTATGGCGTTGCTTGCAGGCACAACAAACCTTGCCACGGCTGCCGGAGCCGATTTAACAACGGCAGTCGATATAGCTACCGATGCGCTCGGTGCATTCGGTCTTGTAACAGAAGACGAAAAAGCGCTTGAAGGAAATTTGAACCGCTTGTCCGATGTGATGGCTAAAACGACAAATATGTTTAATACGGATATCAGCGGATTTTTTGAGTCGGCAAAGATGGGCGCGGCAACGTTTACGGCAACGGGACAATCGCTTGAAGATTTTTCGGCAATGGTAGGTGTTATGGCTTCGAGCGGAATTAAGGGTTCGGAATCGGGTACACAGTTGCGCAATATGATGCTGTCTTTGGCGTCGCCGTCGAGCAGTGCACAAAAGGCGTTGGACAAGCTGGGAGTGAAAACAACCGATGCGCAGGGCAATTTTCTAAATATCATAGATATACTAGGGCAGTTTGAAAACGGCATGAAAGGTATGGGGGATGCGGAAAAGACGGCGGCCCTTACCGATATTTTCGGCAAGCGAACTGTAACGGGTGTAACGCTTTTGCTTAAAGAAGGAACAGAAGGATTAAAAAAATATTCCGGCGAATTACAAAATGCCGGCGGAACGGCTGCCAATGTTGCCGCCGCTATGCGCGGATCGTTGGCAAACAGGATAGAAGTTTTAAAGTCCGCCTTGACCGAATTGGGGTTTAAATTTGTCGATGCATTTGCCGACAAGGGTGGAAAGGCAATTGAAAATCTTACGACGGCAATAACTAATTTTGATCCGACGCCGATTATCAATTTTTTAACAACGGCATTTTCCGTTATTTTTAAAGTAGTCGGTGTTTTGTGGAAAATGCGAATTGTAATTATATCGCTTGTCATTGCGTGGGGGCTTTATAAAGCGGCCATGATTGCCGCCGTTGTTGTATCCGGTATTATGGGTATGGTACGTGCTGTACAAACTCTTACCTCTGTACAGCAAGGCATGAATGCGGTACAAGCGATTTTTAATGTGTTGCTGATTGCCAATCCGCTCGGCGTTATTATTGTTGCAATTGCGGCGTTGGTAGCGATTATCATTGTTTGTGTAAAACACTGGGATGATATTACGGCGGCAATGGCTAGGGGATGGGATTGGATAAAGAAAAATCAGGAAGCAGTGTTGGGAATTATCGGGGTTTTTTCAGGCCCTTTTGCTGTTGTTATTTCCGTTGTGCGTGAATTTTGGAATGAGTGGGATAAAATTACACAGGCTTTTAAAAACGGCGGTATTGTTGCCGGATTAAAACAAATAGGTGCGACGATTTTGTCAGCGTTATTGGTGCCGCTGCAAGGGGTGTTTGAACTTTTAGGCAAAGTACCTGGTGTTGGAAAGCTTTTCAAAAATTTTGCAGGAAATATAGATGTTTTTAGAAATCAGATAAAAGGGATAGAGGAACCGGCGGTCGGTATGCCTATGGGTAAAACCGACGGTTCTGTTTCAGGTAGAATAGAACCGTCGATCGCTCCTGTTTCCGGCGCACAACAGGCAGCTTATTATTCGCGAAAGGATAATTACGAGCATGCAGAAATTTCGGTACGCGCGGAACAGGGTACGCAAGCACGGGTTTCAAAGGCTCCAAAATCGCCCGCTTTTAACCTTGCCGTTTCGGGGAGTTATTAAGGGGTTGTGTTGTGGAATGGGAAAAAAGGATAACCGAAGCAAAATACACATCTCCGTCCGGCAAAGAATTGACATTTTTATTCGGCAGCGTTTCCAAAGAAACAGATTTAAAGACAGGGCTTTTTACTTTTCCCGATAAAGACGGCGCTCATGTACAGCATCAAGGCGCGGGGGCGACAAGCTTTCCCCTTGCCTGTATTTTTAACGGTTCCGATTGTATGGAGCAGGCGGATAGCTTTGAAGCAATGCTGTTTGAACGAGGCGTCGGAGAATTGCAGCATCCGGTATACGGCGTTCATAAAGTGGTACCGCACGGAAAAATAAAACGGGTTGATGATTTGCTTTCCGGTTTAAATGAATCGATTGTTGAAGTTGCGTTTGTAAAAATTATTACCGATGACATTATCCCGAAGCTTGAAGCGGTTGTTGCTGCCGAAATCGAAGAAAAATATGAAGCGTTTGCAGATGCCGCGTGTGAAGATTTTGCGCGCGGCATAGCCGCCGATACAATCGATGATGAATTGCGAGAAAAATCAATTTTAAATTTACAAACCGAACAAATAAAAAACAAAATGGAAGCACTGGTAAATTCAAATGCCGGAAGCTACGGTACTTTTTTAACAACGATTGCCGAGTTGAAAAATTCAGTTACCATGTTATTTGATAAAGGTTCAAGTATAATTAACAACGGATTAAATACGGCACGCTTTACTTTAAATTTAATGCGGCATCCGTCGCGGGTGCTTATCAATGTTGCAGAAAAGATAAAAGGATATTCGGCTTTAATCGGTACGCTTATAAATCAATTTAGAAACGATCCGTTCGGTACCCGCAATATCACAAATGCTGTTATGACATCCCGCCTATCGTTGGGGGCCGCGGTTGCTTCAATTGCTTCCGGTGTTGCTTTGCAGGTCGCTGAAAATTCGGCTCAAAAAGATAAAACAACTGTTCATGTGTCGAGAGGTGAAGCGGTGTCTGCTGCCGGAACGATTATAAATCTATTCGAAGCCGTAAAAGAATTTGATGACACAAAGGTAAAAACGAATAGTTTTGTCGATACAAACAGCAATATGTATTTTTTGCTGTCTGATTTGGTCTACAAAAGTGTGTTGCTTATTATAAACAGTTCATTTGCCCTGCCGATGCAACGTACCATTGTGCTTGACCGAGATCGGCAGCTTATAGAACTAAGCGCAGAATTATACGGATCGGTTGATTATGCGGACGAACTTGTTTTTGAAAACAAGTTTACGGCCGACGAAATTATTTTGTTGCCGATGGGCAGGGAGATTACATATTATGTCAAAAGTGCATAA